AGATAAAGCAGGTACTGTTTGAAAGACATCTACATCTGTTGTAGCCGGCGAAGATAGTTTTGGTTTATATCCTAAAGACTGAGCCATATTATATACAGTTCTTTTTTCTTCTGCAAATGCCAACAAACTTTCTTTAAATTGATTATCTATATAATAAGAAAGAACATCGCCAACATATGATGCCATTTCAATAAACATCATACCTGGTGATGATTCATTAAAATCATTATATTCTTTTGGAAAATATATTTTAGTAAATTCAATCAGATTATCTTTAAAAGACGTAAAATCTTTATTTAAATATCTAATCTCTTTTACTGATTTTTTAGGCGTAGAATATGGCATCAATCATCTCCGTTAAATTATATTTACCGCTTCGTAGTTTCCAAAATCTAAAGCTAATTGTTCTTCTTCATTAGCATCTGTACTCAAACTGAATCTAAGAGAAACATTTACGATATTAGGATTAGCTTCAGAAAAAACACTCTCTATCGATATTATATTTACAAATGGCAAAAATTCATTAATAGCAGAAGTTATTTCTTCTTCAATATCGCTTTCTATATCACCCTCTTTTTCAAATAGTAATCTATTTAAATCACAGCCAAAAGTTGGATTTCCTAATCTCTCACCTTTGTTTGTCGATAGAAGATTTTTAATATTAGATCTAGTTTGTTCTAAAGCAGTTTTTGTTCTTGTAAAGAATCCTGAATTACCATATGTTAGTGGCAATTCTAAACCAATATAAGTATCTGGATCTAAATCGTTTTGAATCGCTCCCATTATTTACCATCTCTCTTTTTTAAAGCTTTCATCACACCGCTATAATCTTTTGTCAATGCTCCCATCACTTCTTCAACTGCTGGGTTTGATGGATCTACTCCTGCTGCTTGTGCAGTTTGTATTGCTGATGCTTTTCTTTGACTTTCAGCATCACCCATCATATTTCCATATCCCATAGCCTGCGCCATTTTTGAACTATCAAATGTTCCACCACCCATTGTCGGATATTCTTCCATTCCTTGTGGATTGTTTGCTGTCTCATTTAAAATATCATTTAACACTGGATTGCTTGTGTATGTGACTTTTTTCTTTGGTTTTGGTTTTCTTTCGGGTAGAACCTCTAAAACACTATCTTCGATTATAGAAGATTTTTGAGCCATAGATTTCATACCCTCTTTAATAAATATCTGTTTAACTTCTTTTTGTACTTCTTGTCGCACTATTTCTCTAATTAAACTGATTATTTTTTTAGTCTTTGCCATAATAACTCCTGTTTTATATAAATATGCTAACTTAGCATCTTTTTGTTTTCTGCAGCAATTCTTTTTTGTGCTTCTCTTCTTGCTTTTTCTTTTCTAATTTTCTTTCTTGTTCTTACAAAAAATTTCTCAAGATTATCTAATATTTGTGGAGCAACATTTAACTCATCTCCTATATCCTTTATTTCTATTTTTAATTTATCTATTATAAATTTTTGAGCATATGCTATAGCAGCTGCGGCTGGATTTAAAGCAGAACCAATTGTGGAAGCCTTTTCAGTTGTTTCAGCTGCTTTTCTACCTGAGTCAAATGAAAGTCTAACAGATTTAATTCTATCTATGGCATCACTAACTTTCTCTTTAGCATCTTTAGCTGTTTCTATATCTGTTTCAACTTTTTCAACCACTTCGTCTGCTTTCTCATTACCTGATTTGTAAAGAGCGATGGCTTTGTCTACTTTCAAATCCATTTTTTCTCTTTGTTTTTTTATTTGGTCGTCTATAAGTTTTGCTAATGCGTCTGATGCTTTACTCATAATTATCCCCTAACACCTGAAACAGTAACTATAGTTTCAGACCCGCCTAAATCTTCGCCAATATCTTCTATTGCTTGTGGATCGAAATCCTCTATATCGTCAGCTATAAACACTGTTTTACTCGCTATTTTAGGTAATTGCTTTTCTCTAATAACACCTAACTCATCATTTAATGTTTGAGCTGCTGCTCCTATTTGTTTTGAATCTTTAGCTTTTGATAGTATATTTAAAAAATCTTCTAAACCATCAAAAAACTTTTCTAATAAATCTTCTAACTCCATACTTTTAACTACACTATTAATAGCATCAGGATCTCCTAAATTTACTGCACCACCCATCAATCCACCAGCACCTATATTAATTTCGTAATTAGAAGCTAAATTTATGTTTCTTGCAGCAAACATATGTATGTCACTATTATTACCTTTACCATCACCTTTTGCATTCAAAACCAACTTATCAGAATTTAATGTAATCATATCACCACTCATAGGATTTCCAGCAGCTGATGGTGGCCATCTTTTTGAATCTGCTGAAGGGTCTAATGTTTCTATTTGTTTTAATTTACCTGATGTTATAAAAATAGAAGAACCATCCGAATTTACATCTTGAACGTGTGGATAAGTTTTATCTGCCTCTTTTATATTTGAAACTGATTGTCTATTTGTAATTTTAATATTTGGATACATATAAAGTGGATCGCTTCCAAATCTAATTCCGTGACCAAATCTACCATTTATAGTAGAATCACCTTGCTCTGCATAAATTTTTCTATTAAATTTTGTTCTTTGTGGTAAAACTAAACCCTCACCACTTTTACCAGTCGCTCTGTTCATATTTACATTTCCATATAAATTAAGTGGCATTGAATAATACAATTTACCATTATGTACTGTTACATTGACAACTTCTCCTTTTAATGGATATGTTATTATGTGCGTAGATAGTGGTTGTATAAATCCCTTTATCTCATCACCCTCTGATTGACTTTCTAAAAATCTAGCTTTTATAGTTCCATAAAATGAAAAATCTGGAACTTTATCTCCATTAGCATTAGTTTTTTTAGGCAATTCTTTTGGGTCTAGATATGATTGTAAAACTACCGCAGACTCTATTTCATAAAATTCATCTGATTTTGAGAAATCAGAAATCATATTATAGACATCTTTATAAGATGCGAACCCTACTCTTTCTGCGTTATATTCTTCCCAATTTGTAGCTGATTTGTGTACTGGCATTAATTTTCAACCCTTTTTATATCTTCTTGTATCTCATCTGAATGAGTTTGTAAATCAGTAGCCGCATCTTCTATTGCACCCAACAATTGTTCTTTTTCTGCATCAGATAATCCAAACTCATCTTCAGAATTACCTTTACTTTCAGAAGCTATTATACGTTGTACAATGGCAGCTACTTTAACTAACTGGTCATCATTCTTTACATTAATTTCTAAATACTCTTTTAACATAGGAATGATTTGTACCGCAGTATCACCATCTTTTATAAAACCAGTAACTTCTTTCATAAGAACTTCTAATTGTGTTTTGTTTCTTGTGGTATTTTCGTATATGTCCTTGAATAAATCAGATAAGGATTTACCCTCAAATATTTCATAATCATTAGCCATAATATACTCCGTTATTGTAAAAAAATTTAGATTTGTAGTTACATATAAATATTGTACTTTTTAAGTTTTGATGAATATATATTATATTTATATATGGGTGAAAATCCCTTTTTCATAACTAAACGGAGAATAAACGTGAAGGAAATAATAACAATGGTAAAAGGCTATGTAGATGATTTAGCTCATCTAATGATGTCTTTTGTGGCTATAGGCGCTGTATCTGAAGTAATATTTGGAACTGGTGTCTTTGGAGTCAAAGTTATTAGTAACCTGACATCAATCATAAATACATTCGGCGAATCTGGTTTCGCTGGACTCGTCGCTTTGTTGGTGTTGGTGGGTTTGTTTCGTAAATAGTTCTAAAAAAGAAAAAAGGGGATTGAAAAATCCCCTTTTTTTTATTGATTCTCTCTCATAAGAGAACCTGTGTAACTCACATCAACCATTCCCACCTTATCAAATTCGGATTGCAACCTTTTATTATATTTCTTCATAACATTTATGATTCTGGTGATATGTTGTGTGTTTGAGCCTGTCATCTCACGGATAAGAATATAAAGAGCTTTTTTGTTAAAATTCTCAATATTATCTTTTATACGGAATATGTGTAATACGGCATCTGCGACTCTGATGTCTTTATCTCTACGGAATATATTAGTTAGATTTGTATCCCAAAACCTGTGTAGTTCATCAATAAATAAAATAGACTTTTCTGAACTTTCTGACATAGAATTTTCACCCATAAGATTTCTTTTGTAATCTAATACTTTCATTTCAGAATGTATCTTACCCATCTTATAGTTCTTATTATTATTAAGAATCAGATAGTTTTTGGCAACTATACTAAAGTAAGAAAATGCTTTACCCTTACCCTCTTTGAATTTGTGCATATTCATAACTAAGAATGAAACCACTTCGTGTTTGACTTCTATAGAACCCACATCAAAATAGTAAAACTTAAATGTATGAATAATATTCTCAGCTAATTTATCAAAAGCTGCTCGAATGTAATCATTATATATCTTATTTCTTAAAACAGGATCGTCACTATTATTATAACGAATAATAGCATCTTCAGTTTGTTGGTTGAAATAATAATTTTTACCTTTCTTTTTTCTTTTCCTTTTAACAGGAGGTTTCTTTTTTGTTGCTATTTTAGTTGCCTTTGCTGTTTCTGAACCTGATACTGTTGCTGTAGCCATTATTGTTCTTCTCCTTTAAACCTATCTAATTGATTAATTGTTGTTTTAATTTGTTTGAATATTTCACCCACCTCATCATCTGCTTCAAAGTAACCTTTGTAATCTATTTTCTGTAAATCTATTTGAACCTTTTCTATTGTATTAATAAAATCCTCTATCCAATTTTCTAATAATTCTAACTTTCTAATTACATTCCAAATTCCATAACAGGAAGTTACTAATAAAATAGTCATTAATACAAGACCTATTTGATAATAAATCATAATTCCCTCATCTTATGTGTTTCTATCACTCTATGTGGCAAATGCATTGTCGCTTGTTCTTGCTTTTGTTTCAACATTACCTCTAATACTTTTTCAAGAAATTCTATTCTATCTTCTAAATCAACAATTCTTTTAGTTAATTTTTTGATTGCTCGAAATGGTAGTAATTCTTTATTACGATTCTGTTTCATTTTTTTCTCCAAATAATTCATCAAAAAGGTCTTGTGATTTCGCACTTAACTTTGGTGATGGTTGTGGTTTCTCTTCGGTAGTAACCGCTTTTTTAAAGTTATTGCTTACTTCTTCATCCGCTCGTTGCCACTCATCATATTCGATGTGTGTCGCCATCATATCGGCTTGATGAAGTATGTACGCTATGTTAGACTTCAAAGCCCAATCAGGGTTGTAAGACATATAGTAAGACTTATTCGCTTCTTCGTACATACCATCAGTTAATCGTAATCCAATGTATTCCCATTGTGACATCGTAACACCGAAGTGATTTAAAATAAAAATAGCTCGGTCGGTTACGGACATATATTGAAGTTTTGGATTGTGTTTAAAGATTTCGCCTCTATTCTTACGATGCCATTCGGAATCTTGTGGTATATAATAATCTTGATTTAAGTCACCTACCTTACCTAAGTCGTGGTGCATCGCAGCGAATATGAGTTCTTCATCGGTAAAGTTAATCATAGCGCCATTAGACTCCCACAGCTTTTTAATTTGAATAGCACAATCAGTTACGTGTAGGACGTGTTCTACATAACCACCAATCATAGCGTTATGGTAGGCAGCTTTTCCGCTTGCTGGCGCTGTCACCATTCTATCTTCAAAGTATTTATACATCTCTAAGAGTTTGTCTTTACGTTCCCCATCGAATGTATCTTCTATAAGTTTGATTAACTTATTCCAATTATCTAATATTTGTTGTTCTGTAAGTTGTTTCATTTATCTAACCTCATATCTATTTTTTGTAAACCTTATCGTAGGTTCTGTTCTTAATCTATTTCTGTATGGACTAAAGGAAATCCGCACACCCCATCCAAGGTAATCTAAGATTTCTTTTTTCGTAACCGATTTCTTTTTATGTATGAAATCTACGATTTTATTATATGACTCACTCTTATCCCCAATCATATCAAACTTATCAGGCGATAAAAAGTTCCATCCACCAAACCAATCTGGCACTCTACTAGCCCACGGAAATTCTTCTATCTTTGTTTTTAAATAATTCTTAGCTTTGTCCACACTACCATCATCATCTAATGCTCCATTTACTTTTTGTAAGAATTCATCTTTACCATTATACAACAATGGATAATCTTTACCAACCATTTCAGGATAGCATAATTTATTTGGTAAGATATAAGGAACACCCATACTAAGTGAATCGGTTGTCGATATAGACCAAGCAGAGTATTTCTGAAATGTACCAACACCAACGTGCATTGAACGAATAAAATCTAAGTATTCATCTCTATCACTTATCTTAACTCTTTTAGCATAAGGTCTATCTAAATCTGCTAGTGTAGTATAAACAGTGAAGTCTTGCCTTTGCTTATAAAGTTCATCCATTCTATCTATAAACCAAGTCCAACCTGTATAGTAATTGTCTCTATGGTTGAAGATGATGGTTTTCTTTTTAGTTGGAACTTCGACATTGTTTATTTTATCTATACCCAAATAATGTGGTTTTATAATTTTATCTAATTTAGAAATAGTTTCTTTGTTATACCACTCTTTAGCTTTTTCTAATACTAATTCTTTCAACCAAATACTATTTACGCCACACTCTTCCATTTCTAACATACCATTATAGTTGTCCATCAACATACGCTTACTATAGTTAGTGTTTTCATTTACCTCATACCAATGACAATAACCAACATACTTAGGTGTGATGTTTGTATCATTCTCCAATAGGTTAGTCATATTCAATGTATGTTCTGGCAAATGAGAATATACCACATCGAAATCAGTTTCTTTCCATCTAAGGTTAGCTTTAATTTCGTTATAATTAAAATGACATCTCATAGCATTTGGATAAGATGGTAGGTTGATTGGTATTTGTGTTGTGTTCTTAAATGTTAAACTCTTAATATCACCTGGCGACATTATTGTCCAATGAATATCATCACGAACTTTATTTAATTCTTTAATTACATTACGCAAGACTACAACATAGGAATCCTTTTCTAAATCACGCATATAGGTGATATTCGGATATACTAATATTTTATACGGATATTCCTTATCGGAATCCGATTCTTTTGTAAAATCAAATATGTTCATTTATTTTTTTTCGCCAAGCACAAACTTATATTTTTCGTAAGGAAACAAATCATCAAACATTGAAGAAATTTCAGGAAGAAAAGTTTTTCTTGGTTTGACAGAAATAGA